TTCCGTTTTCTATTTTGGCAAAATGGCTCATGCTGTAAATGTCCCTGAAGAAGTAAAGTAATGGTAGGTATAGCCGCCTTTGGTAACAATAGTATTGCCACCAGTTGCTTTTTGAACTCCAAGATAGCGAATAACTACAATTCCTGAACCACCAGCCGCACCGCTAGTAGCATAACCACCGCCACCACCGCCACCTGTATTAGCAGTTCCAGCACTAGCGGAAACTACTCCGCTTTTTCCACCTTGACCGCCACCCCCTACAACACCCCAACCTACACCATTTACACCAGCACCGCTACCACCACCAGCATAAAAATTATTATCAAGCCACATTGCTCCTGAACCGCCATATCCACCTAAACCTTGTGTAGCAAATCCATCCTGACCAACGCTACCAGCACCGCCACCGCCACCGCCAGCTACTGTTCCAGTAGTTCCTGAACCACCTGAACTACCTTGCCCTGATACGCTTGGTTGCGCCCTTGCAGAAGGAGCGCCATTATCAGTATTGCCAGCGGCAGAACCACCTTGCCCACCATTTGCACCACCACCACCAACAGCAGTTGTTAATCCAGTAACACTTGAATTACTGCCTTGTGTATTTGTACCCCCACCAGCACCAACAGTTACAGTTAAAGCAGTTCCAGCAGTAGTTGTTGTTGAACCAGCAACAAATCCTCCAGCACCACCGCCAGCAACCCCAGCACTACCGCCACCGCCACCAGCAACAATTAAATAATCTAATCCATAATTGAAAGCTACTAAACTTCCTGTTTGTGATGGCAAAGTAATAGTATTAGTTCCTGCTACGGCAGGGGCAGATAGCGTTATTGCACCGCTTGTATCGCCTGAAATTACGACTGAACTCATAATAAGATTCCTTTAATTTGGTTCATTTTACAATATTACCCAGCGTTCATCACTAGGAATAGTTACAGTAATTCCACTATTTATAGTTATTGGCCCGACTGATTCGGCTGATTTACCAGTAGATAATGTGTAATTTACAGTTACTACCCTAGCGTTCTCAACAAATACCTCATCACCGCCACCGCCAGTAGCACCACCGCCTAATTGACCCCAAGCACCGCCTTGATAGCCTTCAAACTGGTTAGTAGTGGTGTTATAACGCATTTCACCATCAACAGGAACTAGCGGTCTTTGAGCCGTTGTACCTTTAGGAATAAGCATAAACTCATTGCCAGTAAAGGTAGGGTTATTAAATGCGGCTACAAATTGGGTAAAGTTAATCGCATCGCCAGTAGTTGTTCCAGCCAGCAAATTAATGATCTTTTGGCTGTTCATATCCAAACTACCCGTCATTGGGGTTTGGCCGTCTGAAGCTACTGATCCTGTAAGGGCTGTAGATATATCCGCAAGGGTAGTATTAGCCCAAGTAGAACTAATACTTGTGCCAGTTACTACGGGATTGCCTGCTGGTAGGGAATAGACCCCTGATCCGTTTCTACTCATTTTGATTCCTCTGTAATTTCAGGTTTTTGTGCAGTGTAACCACCTAGCAAAGAATTGACTATAGCTTGTCGTTTTAGTGATTTAGGTCCAGTTCTTGCCAATTGTTCTAATTTGTTTACAGAATCAGGGTCAACCAACATTTCTGCCAATTTCTTAGAATTGTTGCCCATTTGGTATTCTTCAAAGAACTTTGCAACACGGGAAGGCTGCAGTGGGGTAGCTACCTTGCTTAAAATACCGCCACCCATTTCTTGCCGCGCCATTTCGTTAAATGTAGTTGCACTGTTGGCTGGCAAACGCTGGCCTTGTGCTTCCATTGTATCCATGAATTTTTCAAAGCCTTGATAAGCCTGCATACCACTACCTGCAACAATCAATTCACGCAAATTTTTGCGTTGTTGGTCATTTCCAGCAGCATTAGCTACAAACTTAGGGCCACCAAACTGGTTTTCACCGCTTTGTAGCTTTTGTGCAGCTTCATTAAAGTTAGCTTCAAGCTGTTGGCGCACAAAACTAGGTACGGCTTCAGGGTCTTTTCTACGCAATAAATCTACGGTGCGTTTAATGTCTTTTTCATACAAAGATACTGGCTTGTTAGGCATCAATACTTGCGCTGCATCAGCACCTTCTGCAATTTGACCTACTGGGCCTGCTTTAATAGGGCCAATTTGTTCATTTATGGCAGTTGTGTAGTTACCTGCGCCACGCTTATATTGTGCTGAATTTTCTTTTAAATAATCGTTTAATTGGTTTACAGCAGAAGTAGTAATAGCACTTGCGCCTTTTCTTAAACCTGAAGCACCACTCATTTGGGTAGCGTATTCATCATCTAACAACTTCTTAGCTGCAATTAAAGTTTCAAAAGAAAGTGGGCTTGCGCCTTTTACGCCATATTCAGCAGTTTTAGTTACTGCTTCAACCGCTTCTGCAATTCTTGGGTTAGCAAAAATGGCAGGTGCAGGGTACACATTTACACGGCCAGCTTGCTTGTATAAATCTTTGTTGTTTCTTGTAAGGCTTGATTCCGCACCTTCAATAAGGTTTGTAGCTGCGTTTTGCATATTTACGGGTGTTGCTGAAGTTGGCTTTGGGCCAACATTTTGTACTGCAGCATCAAACGCTTGGCGTTGCCCAGCAGGGCGGTTAACCATAAATTCATTCATTATTGGCATACTGTCTTGTGCATTTTCCACAAAACGCTGTGTACCAAGCAATGCTTTATTGCCTGTTATTTGTGCAATTGCTTCAGCACCAGTAATCGGTGCGCCTTGACGGGCAGAATCGTACTGTAATTGTTGTGCTAACCTTTGCTGTTCAGGTGTTACGCCACGCAAGCCTTTGTTTGCAATGTCTGCAGCCGTGCTACGCATAGCGTAAGGTGCGCCAGCTAAAGCTGTAGTGCCACCTGTAACGGCAAACTGGGCTAAAGGGTTGTCAATACCTGCACTTTTTAAAGTTTCTGAAGTGCTGCCACCGACTATGCCTTGTGTACCTGTCATAGCAAATTGTTTGGCAATGTCCTTGCCTGCATCAGGTAAAGACTGTGTCAAAAGGCTTTTACCAGTTCTTGCAGGGTTAAAACCACCGCCTGTATATAGTTGAGTAGTAAAGTCTGCTACGCGCCCAATGGGAGTATTAAATTCAGCTTCAGGTTTGAATACACCTTGTTCAGTTAAGTATGTTTGCAATGGAGCAGGGTAACGAGGGACTGGCATATCAGGCGTGGTTGCATAATCATACATACGACCAACCGCAGGTATAGCGCCGACTAGCAAATCAAAAGCACCAGTTATACCTTTACCAGCACTTTGGGCTAATTTACGGCCTACCCCTACTTGTGGGCGATCATACAATACGCTTTGCCCTGCACCTTCTTGTTGGCCAGCACTTAAAGATTCTTCTGCCTTGGCTTCACGATAAGCGTCAGCAACGGTATTGAATTTGTCAGTACCTTTTAATGCTTCGTTTTTAACTAGCCAATTTGCGTAATCTTCTGCACTTGCCATTATTTTGTATCTCCAATAATTGCATCTGCTTTAGTCCTATTTGGACTACTACCCCCTACTGGCCCAAAAATATTTGGGTTTACTTCAATTTGGTAATAAGGTAGAGAGTTTGGACTATCTTTAGCTAGAGCCCCCATCATGGATTGGTGTTGGTCGTAAGTAAATTTAGCCGATCGTTTTGCCGCAATAGCCAATTGTTTGATTTCTGCCGCAGTTAAAGATACATCACCTGACATTGCTCTTTGAGCCAATGAGCCTTCAGATTCAGTAATTGCACCTTCGCCACGCATTTGTTTACGACCCTGCAATGTAAGTTGTGCTAAACCTTGAATTGCTTGGCGTGTATTGGCAATTTTTTGTTCAGCTGTATCACCAGTTGCACCAAGCATTGAACCAATTTGTGCCAATTGAAGTTTTTGGTTAGCACCAGCACCAGTAAATATTTTATCGGTATCAACGGCTTGAATAATTCGGTTTGCCGCATCTGCCTGTTGAATTGCACCACCAGTTGCAGTTTTAGAAGCAATTAACATTGGCTGAATATCACTAACGCTCTTACCAAGCATATTGCTAAAGTCATATTTATTAGCACCTGAACTAGCTTTTGATTCAACCAAAGTTTTTGCATAAGCCGCTTGTTGCGTAGTCCATGTCTTAGGATCAGCAGGCAATTGACCGATTGCAATAGCATATTTAATACTATCAGGTTGCTTTCCAGCACCTTGATATATAGGTTTCATTGTAAATTGGTCAAGGAATACATCATCAACACCAGCTTTAATTGGGCCTTCATTTAACTTAGTAAATGCCATGTTTTGCAATCTTGCAGATGCTTTTGGATTAGCCATTAAGTTTGTATAAGCCGCTTGCGGATTAGGCAATACAGCGGCTTTAGATTCTTGTAATGGAATGTTGCCACCATCAGGCATTGGCCCAGCTTGTGCAGGGAACATTTCAGCAGGTGTACCCTGCTTTTGTTGCATAAAGTCAGCCATAGCAGAAGTTTCATCTGCTCTTAGCTGTTTAGCTAAATCAATTTGTGCTTGATTAGCTTTATCAAGATTTCTTTGGCCTACAAAAGTGTTGGCTAAACTGGCAAGGTTTTGAGTAAATGAAGGGGCAACAAAACGATTGCCAACCATTTGACCTTGCGGGGTTGGTTGTTGCATCAGCATTTCAGCCATTTTTTGCTGGCGTAAAATCTGTTGCTGTTGCAACATCTGTTCAGGGTTTAGTGTTCCAATATCAGCGGCCATGATTAAAAGTCCAAAGGATCAGTTTGTGCTGTGTCAGGCATCATTTCGCTTTTATCGTAAACATTAGCAGGTTTTTTAGGGTCTTTTTTACGCAACATCATTGCTAAAGCCATTGGATCTGAACCGCTTTTACCAATTTGCCCTGCCTGTTGAACCATTTGATTTTGCTGTGCAAGTGCCATTTGTTGATTAGCTTGTTGCTGACCGATGTTTTGAAATGTAGGCATTAGACCCTGCTGTTCAGGCATTTGATAAGGGTCTACAGAAGTAAAGTATGGATTAGGCATTAAGTTTTCCGTAATCTACGGCCAAGTAGCCGTTATCAAGAGTTGTAACAGCTTCAGGCATTACAGCTTGAACTTCTTGAGCCATAACACCAACAAACTTACCGTGACCAGCTAAAGGATGATCTTTAAATTCAGCCTTGTATTCGTATTCGTAAACTGGCAAACCATTCTGTAAGTAATTGATTTGCTTAATATTTTCTTTCATGCGAATGTCAGATGCCGCAATACCAGCACCAGCTAATCCCATGAGACCGCTATTAAAGTTTGCTTGTGCGGCCTGTTTAGAATTGAAGTCACCCATTTGTGCGTTATAACCCATTTGAGTAGCACCTAAAATATCTGCTCCACCAGTAGTTGCTTGCTGTGCAGAGTTTACGAATGTTGGGTTTTGAACTTGTGAACCACTACGCAATGCGCTCAATGTGTTGAGTGGCATATTGTAGTTTGTCATAGCTTGGTTGTAAGCCTGTTGATTTGCTTGCAAACCTGTGCCAAACCCTTGTGTTGTAGCGCCTAGCAATAAATCGTTTTCTCTTTGGCCTTGCGTCATTTGCGCCCGTTTGTAGGCTTCTGAACCAACAGGAATACCAGCGTTTGCCAGCTTTACATCCAAAGCCTCACGACCCTGTTCAATCTGTGGGCGTAAACGCTCCATATAAGCATCTTGGTAATTCTGACCAGCATTGATACCTACTTGTGGAAGATTTGGGTTGAATTGCTGACCCATTGTGTCTTGAACACGACCTAAAGCAGAATTGATAGTTGAACCAAGACCTAAACTAGCGTTGTTTTGGTTATCTAAAAGTTGTTGTCCGACTTGCGATAATGAAGTCTTAGCAGTCCAAGTGGGATTTCCGTAAGGGTCTGTACCTGAAACGGAGTAGTCTAAATTACCATAAGGAGTGACTTGGTTTACACGGTTTGCCGCAGTAGCGACTCTTGCCGCATCAAGATTGCCTGATGCAGTTTCCTGTGCGGCCGCCCTGTAATCGGGTGCGGCTGGCGCACTTGGCGCAGGTCCTAATCCTAAAAATCCACCACCACCCATGTCATTCTCCTTTTGCTGTTCTTAAAGGGCATTTGATGTCGAGAAAGCGACAATCTTCACGCCTCATAGCCATAATCACTAAGTCTCCATCCATGTGAGCATCAGGTATTTCAGCTATCACTTTAAAACCAAGGTGTCGGTTTAGTTTTAAGGCAGATTCATTATCTGCACAAACTTGACCTAGTATAACGCTAACTCCTAGTTTATTAAAGGGATAATCGAAAGCCGCCCACAATAAATCTCTACTCATCCAATTTACTTCATCTACTGCCGCAATGTGCATTTGCACCGCTTTTGGCATAAAACTGGCAAATCCTACTACTGCGACTAAATTTCCGTCAATTTCTTGACCTATACAAACCGTTTCTTCAGGTAATGGATGGTTCATTAAACGAACCAGCCAATCACCCATATATTTTTGATCTTCGGTAGTAACTCTACGCAATTATAGAACTCCGCCTTTTTCCATTACATAATCACTTGATGCCCAATGGAACTCAATGCCTTGCGATGCCACATTCAGGTTAATAGAGCCTGCGTAGCCTGTTCCACTAACACCTTGCCAAACCTTTGTAGTAGTTAAACCGCCACCCCAGTTTGCGTTATCCCAAGTGCTTAAATCCCAAATACCAGTATTTACAATGGATGGGTTGAAAGCGATCTGATTGGTAAGCGGAATGGTGTCAAAATCGGTGCTAATACCGCATAGAACGGTCGGTAAGCCGTTATCGGTTTGTAGGATAGGGCGTACTAGAGTAAAGCGTTTTAACTGTCCTCTGCTATCAAAATAACTGTATGCCTGTTGTGCCGTTGCAACAATGTTATTACCAGCATCAGAAGTTTGGTCGTAGAAATTACCAACATATCCATTAGAACCAAAGTAAATCTTGTTATTACCCGATGCTTCCCAGCAAAATGCGTTTACACCAGTAAATCTAGCCCAAGACTTTGTAATCGTGTGCATGACATATTGTTCCTTACCATTGGCGGTAGGAATATTGAGAATCAGCATATTTTCACTAGCAAAATAGTTAATCTGCCAGCCAAATTCAGCGTAATACTGGGTTGCCGCCTGACTTACAGCGTAATAAATCTTATCTGTCAGGTTTACACGGGGGTCAAGGCGTGATGATTGCAGGGCGGCAGACATTGGCACTAAGCCATCTTGGGTTAGCAAGAGTAAATCACCACCAAACTTGAAAAAACACCGTCTAGCAAAGGTTTGACCCATTTGCCATACCCCGACTTCAGACCAATTATTAGCATCTGAAGGGTTTGTGCCTTTATAAACAATGACTTCGCCCATGCTAGTAACAAAAGCGGATAGGTCATCTACGCCATAACCAGCATCTAAAGTCCAAGTTCCCATGGCTTGCAAGAATCCACCTGAACGGGCTACCGATCCTAATGGAAAGTCTAATGCCGCACCACCAATGGATTCAACAGGCAAATACCAAAAGGTCATGCTGTCTTTTTGAACAAAAAACAGTCTGTTTTGGCACATATTGACATTGACGAAAACATTACTATTAACGCCTGTGATACCTAAAACGGTGTAACTTCCGACTACGGTAGCATTGGCCGCTGGTGCGGTAGCCATCGTGTAAGTAAAGGTTGAAGCACCAGTTACAGTAATGGCATAAGTGCCGTTGTAATTGGCTTCGGTAGCACCTGAGATAGATACACGGTTGTTGGTTACAAGGCCATGCGGTGCAGAAGTTGTTACGGTAGCTGTTAAGTTACCTGTACCACCCCTAGTAATTGTCAGTATTGTTTGGGCGGTAGTGGTGGTAGCCATCTTGTACCAGCGTGTACCGTCATAAATAATGGCTGGATCAACACCGTTTACAGCAATAATAAAGTTGCCACCATCGGTGCTAATCATGCAATGCTGGAATCTGCTGTTAGTTAAACCAGTAAATACAGAAGTTGCGGTAGAAGTCGATGCGTTATAAATAACACCGTTGGCAACAGCAAAAAGGGTATTTACGCCATCATATCCAGCGTAATTCATCAATGTTTCTACATTACCCGTGATGCCTGTGGAAGCCTTTGAATAGCCTTTTCTGAGGGTTACATCGGTGGGCGTAGGGAAGAAATTAACCAATTGCACCGCATCTAACGGTTGCATTTCAGCCAATGAATCTCTAGCGTTCCATCCACCAATAGGGGAAGCTAAAGAAGCGGTTGTAGCGGTAAACTTCTTAGCGACCGCCATAATTAACTACCGTAACCAGTATCAGGGATGTTTGCCCAGCCAATCAGCACGGCACTTGGTTGTGGTGCAAAAGATAGGGTAGCAGAGCCTTTATCGTTAGCTTTAGCGATGCTTAAATAACGGGCATAGTCTTGTTGCAATGCAGTAGTGTCAAAAGACTTAATTTGGAAGTATTTAAGTTTTGTCAGCAATACAATAACTGCATCATCTAACACGGATGTATCGGTATCTGCGGTAAAGCTATTTTTTACAGCATTGGTGGCACTTCTAACCCAACCTTTAGAGCGATATTCAAACCCTAAATTTTCTTGTGAATTATATGGTGGCCAAATTTGGAATGTGTTGCCAAGAATACGCCAACGGACACGAGGACCTGTAGATATATAGCCCGACTTCAACCATTGCCATTGCTGTGCATCAACAGGTCCCAACATTTGCCAATGTTTTGTACGGTCCCAATGAGTATTATCTGTAATGGTTTCGTAATCAGGTGGCAACGGGTAAATGGTTTTACTAAAGGTAACCGAACCGCCAACGGATGTTCCTGTGGCTAATTGGCTGGTTGTTACTGTTGATCCTGAAACAGATTCCACATAAGTATCTTGCGGGACTTCTGTGCCAACAATTGAATAAGTATTATCCAAACCTGTGACATTACCAACATTTAACAGATTGTAATTGCCGTTGATAGTGTCACAAGTTGTGGTTATAGCTGTAGTGTAAAACCTATATTCAAGTTCCAATGCTTGCCAGTCATGTTCCTTAATCAAGTCATACCCAGCACGGTTCATCAACGCAAGAATCTGTTGCACATCTTGGCTGGTGTTACCTTGAACGAAAGTGGGTACGGCTAAGTTAAGTTCAGCGGTGGTTTGCTGTACTAATTCAAGCATTGTTGATGACATATTAGGCTTCCTCTGTGGCTACCGTCTTAGGTTTACGGGTTTTCTTTTCACCAACAGCGGCAAGTATAGAAGCCATCTGCTCTTGCATTAAGGCTATCTTTGCATCTGTTTCTTGCTTCATTTTAGCAGTTTCTAGCTCTTTTTTGGCAAGTTCTTCTTTCAAAGCGTTAATTTCAAACTCACGCTTATCTGTTTCTGCTGAAGTTGTTGCTAGATTTAGAAATGCCTTTGCCTTGTCACGGAACGCATAAGGTGACATTCCTGCCGCCATTCCCATGCGCTGTAACTGCTGATCTGAAGCACCTGCAATGGATTCGACCGTGTAGAACTTCATAGCCCGTAGTTCCTCAGCTTGGCTTTTTGATACTAAAGGCCATTCTGCAACGGGTGTTCCTACTACCACTTCATCGTGTGCGCCTTGTCTATTCATGTAATTAGCCCATTGAATAGGAAAGCGTTGCTTATGGGTTTGTAACGCATAAGTGTCGATTTCGGTCAAAGTATCGCCAGCAACGCAAATATGTACAAAATCAAACTCTTTGTAGATTGGTCTGCCAGCATCCATTGATTCTTGCTCTTGTTGTACGGGTTTTCTGTAAAAGCGTACTTGTAAGCGTGAATCTGCGCCCTGCTCATCTGATGGTAAAGCCATTTTTAAATCTCCTTCAAGGTATTAAAGGTAAAACAGTTAAAGAAAAGGGGTCAGCCTTTTGAGCCAACCCCCTGTTTTTACTACATTTTGCTATTAAACGCTAGTAGCGGCAAACCAAGCATAAGCACCTGAAGCTACGGCTACGGCTGGACTTAAATAAGCACCAGCAGAAGGAGTAACAACGAATGTTGAAGCATTGATAGAGCAAGTAGCTGTGTTAGCTGTAATAGCCGCACCAGCAACGCCTAGTACATAACGCTTACCGTCTGAAGCCCATACTTGTGAACCAGCAGGTCCATTAGCAGGGATAGTAACAGTAGTTGCGCCAATTACTTGGGTTGTGGATTGAACTACATCATCCAAGTTAATGCCCGAAGTAGGGGTAATTGAATATGACATGATTATTTTCCTTTATTTAGTCGGTTGATTAAGTACCTGTCAAGACACCTTGTAGGGATGCGTTTGAGCAAGTCAAGTTACCAGCCCAACCGTATAACTTCACGATTGCATCTTGGTTGATTGACTGACGCTCGCCACCGATAGGTACAAAGTTACGCTCTTTGTGTGGGCGGAAGAAAATGTAGTTAGTGTTCAAGAAATACATATACAACGGGTTTTCTTGTGCGCCAATACCGCCACCCAATACCACATCAGCAGACATACCGCCACCGTAGAACTTCAATGATGCAAAGCCAGCCGCGCCTTCTTCTACACCAGCAATACGCTGAATAGCTTGTAAGGATGCAACATAGCGTTGATACAAAGTGTTACCAGCGATGATTAAGTCAGTCTTATCAGTTCCACGAACGGACTTGATAGCGGCTGTTGTCATTGCGGCTTGGATCAACAAGGATGAATCAGCACCAGTTGTTGCTTGGTTACGCCAAAAATCCCAGTTTGCACGGTTAATACCACCGTAAGTACCGCTTGATGGT